CGTTACATTTGCCATTAACTCCGGTGTTGTGGTTGGCTCGGCATCAACAGGTTCGTATGCGTTCACGGTTGATACATCTTGGGCTGCTGGAGATACCGTAACTGTAACTAACGCAGGTACTGTTATTGGCGCTGGCGGTAACGGTGGCGCTGGTGGCAGCGGCCCCGGGGTTGGATCGGGTACTACTACGGGTGGAACAGGTCTGAGTGCTGGCCCAGCGGTATCTGTTGCAAGGACTGTTACGTGGACTAACACAGGTACTTGCGGCGGCGGCGGCGGCGGCGGTGGAGGTGGCGGTGCAGGAGATACCGGTAAATTTACTTCTGGCGGCGGTGGCGGTGGTGGAGGCCGAGGAAATACTGGCGGCAGTGGGGGCGCTGCTGGCATTGGCACTGCATCTGGAGGCAGTGTTGATGGCAACCCCGGAGGGGCTGGAAGTTCTTCTACCAACGGCAGTGGGGGTCTGGGATATAGTGTTGGCAATGCGGCAGGAAATGGAGGCTCTGGCGGAGTTCTTGGGGCCAGCGGTAGCAGTGGGGGCGCGGGCTTTTACATAGCGGGATCAGGAGGAGCTGGTGGTGCTTGCTTAGTTGGTAAATCTTTTGTTAATGCTGGCGCTGGTATTACTGGCGGCACAACTGGTGGAGGTCAATCTTAATGGACTATCGTATTATTGCTGCCGATGCAACTATCGGACAAATTCAAGTAACCTACAGCGACTCAGGAACTGATATTGCCACATATGCAATCGACGTTCCTGTAGTTGATGGCGCATTTTTAACTGGTGATGCGCTTGCGGAGGAAATCCAACGCCGCGCCCCAGTATGGCTTTTGGAGCGTAAAACAGAAGTTGCGGCGGCTACAGGGTTTGACCAGATAAACGCATTAGTGCAGACACCTGCTGCGCCCTCTGCCCCTGCGGCTCAAGGGTTTGTCCTTGGGCAGATCACCGTATGATAGCAACCAAATACACTGTTTTTGGATGGAATATCCATCAACAGATTCTTGCCGATGGGGAAGAAATTAAAAGTATTTGGCGCGATGACACGCCTATTGAACTATCTTCTAATTGGATGTTTTGGATCAAAGGAGCTAGGACTGTAATTAGCTACCCAGATGGCTTTGATGATGCATTTTTCACACAGCAGCGCGGTCAGTTCTGCAACAAAACTGCATTTGCAGGTCATACATACAAGCGCGGCACTTACGTGTACAAGGCTATTGGCGAAACAGAGTTGTGGTGTTTTGACTACCTGCTAAATAACAACAGCGCCCCAGACATGCAGTTGCTGTTTATTCCCGCCGGTCAAAGCCATGAAGCCGCCACTGGTCAGTTATTGTTTGTTGTATCTGGTAACACATCCGTAGGTGTTGCTCCACTTCCGGTGGAGGTTATATCGCAAAGCACGATTATTAATGCAAACACAGATACCGCGCTGATATTGTTTTCTAGGAAAAACAATGCTATATAAGCTGTTTGACTTTGTTATGCAAAAGCTAGGGCGCAAGTACGCCTTCGTAGATGTATTTGGTAATGTAGTGATGTACCGGTACTACGTGTTCTTCATGGAGAACAAGACAGCCAAAACATGGAAAGATAAATACTTGCCCAATATGTTTGTGCATAACTTTGTTGGTGAGGATAGCGGTCAATGGATTGACAACGAAAACTTTCACACGCACCCTTGGAACAGCCTGAGCATAGTCATCAAAGGTGGTTACACAGAAGAAGAAGACTACAACGGTGTAATCAAGCAAATTACAGCACCCGCCATTGTTCCGCGAAGCTGGAAAACAAGCCATCGGTTTGTGCAGATGACCCCGAATACTTGGACGCTTTGGTTTCATGGTATCCGCAAGACACAGGGGAAGTGGGCGTTTGATATACGCACCCATGAAGTCGTATGCCCAGCATGCGTTAAATACAACAACGGCGTGTGCATGAACCAGACAGGGCTACAAGAATTTATTGACCCAAAACCTACTTCTTCGGATACTCAAAAGTGGCGGCAACCTGTGTGGATGAAATGCGATAGCGACCTTAACAATATTATTGCCGCAAGGAAGCAAGTTCTTACTAAAGCCAAGATAAAAACCCCAGATACTTTTAATGAAAGGTACGAACTTACCAAAGAAGTTTTGGTTAAACAACGTGCCAGTCAAAAAGCCGAAATAGATTAAGCAGGAAATGACCTATGTATGCGCCTGCTTGTACTTGTTCTAGGGCTTGCACTGCCACAGGCTCCGGTCAAGTACATATGTGTTAGGTGGTATTGGACGGGCGACGTATTTGAACGTAAAGTTTATTGCTTAGAGTGGAAAAAGGTGGACAAGTGAATGCTCGATCCGATTTCTATTACAGTAGCGATAGCTACGGCTCAGACCGTAGTGGATCAGATCAAGAAAGCAGTTGCGCTAGGCAAGGATGTAAAGTCTTTATATGGTCAGTTCAGCAGCTTTTACGCGGCGGCAGATCAGGTTCACGCCGCATCCACCAAGGCGCGAGTAGCAAGTATTCAGAAGAGCGATTCACAGATAAATGCGGAAGCCCTAAAGATAGCGTTAGCGTCCAAGGCGCTGAGAGATGATGAACGGTACATAAAAGACTTGCTATTTATGACTGGTAACGCGCCAGTCTGGGAAGAAATGATGGCAGAGCGAGTGCGGATGCACAAAGAACGCTCTGAACTGGAAAGGACAATGGTAGAGCAAAAACAAAAGGACAAGGAAGCTGCGGGTGCTGCCCTAATGAACTTCTTGCTTTTTGTGGCTGCCATTGCGATGATTGTGCCGATAGGCGGATTGGCTTGGGAATTCTTGATTAAAAGGGGCTAATATGAGTGAGGAAAAAATGCAAAACATGGAGGCTAAAAGTCAACTGATTGAGAAGATCACGTTTGCTTTGCTGCCGCTGCTATTCTCCTGCGTTGTTTACTTGATGTCTGCCTTGTCAAACTTGGCCCATGAAGTCACCATCCTCAACAGCAAAATCAGTCTGGTTGTTACCAGCGACAACAAGCAGGCAAGCAACACTGGAGCAGAACTTGCAAGGGAAAAGTTACGCCAAGACCTTGAAAAAGAAATCCAACGCAACCGCGATCAGATTGCAGAGAACAGGATGCACATTGCCATCTTGGAAGAAAAAACCACAGTAAACCGTCCCATCAAAAGCCTAACTGGAAAAGAATAAACTATGTTTGACATTACAGCCATAAGCCCCAATGACAAAACTGCAAAGCATTTCATCTATCACTTTGCTTGGTTCTGGTCAATAACCTCAGTTACTTACTTCTTCTGCGTGACGTTTTTCCAACTGCCAGATGGCGGCAGGGACTTTGCTAACATAATTTTGGGTTTTCTGTTGGGTACAGCAGTTGCCACCATCATTTCGTTTTTCTACGGATCGAGTAAGTCTAGCAAAGACAAAACTGATGCCATGCTGAAAGCCGATGATGTTAAGCCTGTTTAACCCTTGGGCAATCCTTGGCGCTGTACTTGCCCTGCTTGGCAGTTTTGGTAGTGGGTACTGGAAGGGGTCAAGTGATGAAAAAGCCCATCAGCAAATTGAAATTGCCCGTTTAAACGAACAGGCCCGGGAAGCAGAACAGCGTATGGGTGAGGTTGCCCAGACGTATGCAGAAACTTTAAGGAAATCCAACGATGTTGCAAAAGCTAAAGAAACTAAACTGCGTGCTGATATTGCCACTGGTGAGCGCAAGCTGTTCATTCCTATCAAAGCCCCCGCCTGCCCAGTACATACCACCGCAGATACCACCGTTACCAGTGGAAATACAGAAACAAGAGCCGAACTTGACTCAGGAGTTGCTCAAGCTCTTGTCGATCTCACCAGCCGAGGAGATCAAGCCATCCGCAACCTTAACACCTGCATTGACCAATACGAAAAAATGAGGGGTCTTAAATGAACTTGACACCAAACTTCACGTTGGCAGAATTAACTGCCACCGACCATCGGCAATTTGACAACACACCCAATGAAACAGAACGAGCAAATTTGGTGCGACTGGCTGGCTTACTGGAGTTGGTCAAGGTGGCGATTGGAGGTAAACCCATCATGGTCAACTCCGCCTTCCGATCTAAAGCAGTCAACGATGCAGTTGGCTCCAAGGATACTTCCCAGCATCGAGTGGGCTGCGCTGCGGACATCCGTGTTCCCGGCATGACCCCAGATCAAGTTGTAAAAGCGGTAATCGCGGCCAAGCTGCCCTTTGACCAGCTAATCCGCGAATTTGACCGCTGGACGCACATATCGGTGCCAAACGACCCCAAAGGCAAGCCTAGGGGCCAAGTTCTTATCATAGACAGCCAAGGGACCCGCCCTTACAATCAGGGGTAACGAGGACTGAAAATGACGACGCCATCCTATGTTCTGACTTACGATAGCCTTACGAGCACGGTGCTTCAGTACCTTGAGCGTAGCGATCCCGCCGTTGTTGCTTTCATCCCGGTGGCCATCACTTTGGCCGAATTTGAGATCGCCCAAGACATCAAGACACTTGGCCAGATGGTGGTGGTAGATGCCACTATGAACATAAACAATCCGGTTATCGCCAAGCCCGCACGTTGGCGCAAAACAGTCTCCATGACCATGGTGGACACCACCGGGGCCAAGACGCCTATGTACCTGCGCAAGCTGGAGTATCTGTCCAGCTACTGGCCCGACGTGACTGCGACCGGCACGCCGCTGTATTATTCGGACTACGACTACGACCACTGGTTTATCGCGCCCACTCCCAGCGCCGCATTCTCGTTTGAGGCGCTGTGCTACACCCGCTTGGCGCCGTTATCCTCGTCTAACCAGACCAACTGGCTCACCCAGAATGCGCCCAACGCGATGCTCTACGGCACGCTCAAGCAGACCGCGCCCTTTGTCAAGGACGACCCCCGCTTGGCGGTCTGGTCCGGGCTGTTTGGCAGCGCTATGGCCGCGCTAAAGGCTGAGGACCAGCTCCGCATCGGCGACCGCCAAGCAATTGCTCAGGATTCATAACCATGTACGCTATTTATATCATCACAAATAGCTTGAATGGTATGCAGTACGCTTTCAATGACCCTGCTTGGAAAGCAGCACAAAGTGCTCGGATAAAAGCAATTTGGGCCATCCGTAAAGCACAAAAGGAAACAGTATGACAACGTATACCTCGCCGTTCACTGGCCAGACTATCAGTCCCTCGTCGGTCAGCTACGAGTCGTTGACAATCAGCAGCAACACCACGTTGCAATGGCCGATCAATGGTAACGATAGCACCCCGGCCAGCAGCATTATTGATGTCACGGCCACCGTGGGTAGCCTAACGCTGGCTTTGCCGCCCGCAACGCAAGTATCAACTGGCCAAACTGTGCTGGTGCGCAATATCGGCTCCAACACTTTTACCGTCACAGGCTCCACAGGCACTACGATAGTGGCGGTAAGCTCGGGCGTTGCGCAGTTTATTTTCTTGACCAATAACAGCACAGAAGCCGGTGTCTGGTCCTCCGTGGTGCT